GTTGACCGCGCCGGCTGAAGGATTGGACTGGCCTGTATTCGTATCTCATCTGCCTGATGGACCTAGGGTCAAGAGTAATGCTGCCGCGATCTATGATACACAGGGGGTGAAAGATGGTCGATTGATGTCCTCAGGTGTCAATATTTATCACTATGGGCTTCAATTACGCTTGCGGGCGGAGGACTACAATATGGGATGGGATAAGATGTATGCCATCACCTCCGCTTTAGAGTCTCAAGGTATAGTGGAGGTGGAGCTGGGAGATGTAGTATATCAAATATCAGGGGTGAATCAGACCACCCAAATCATCCCATTAGGTATAGAGGAGGATGGGTCAAAAAGAAGGTTTGCATTTACTGTGAATTTCCGTGTGACTATAAGGGAGGTGTGAGATGTCTGTGAATGCTACGATTACGAAGTCAGTGACATTGGGAGGAGTCAGTTTTCCTGAGAGTAAGACTCCTAGCGGTGACGCCATGATCGTTCATAATGTATCAGTCGCCGCAGGGGAGGCCGGATCACTGTCCACAAGAACGGACAATGATACAGGGACGGTTACAGCGGATGACAGCGGTCATGGGATTTCTGATGGGGATCGCGTGGATCTCTATTGGGATGGTGGATGTCGTCGGGGTATGACCGTCGGTACTGTTTCTGGTGCAGACATACCTATTGACGGAGGGAATGGAGACAACCTTCCCACCCAAGATACGTCTGTCACAATCGTCCTGCCGGAAGAGCTTGACCTGAATGTCACAGGCACCAATGTCAATGCGATCCTGTTCTACACGGCGAAACATGGACAGTTCGTCCTGGAGGATGATGGATCTGTGGAGGCTTTGGCCAAGGAGGTTGGTGAGGCTGTCACGTGGATTTGGCATGATGGTGATGGGCAGGATAATCCCATTACAGGGGATACGATAGAGAAGGTCTATCTGTCCCATGATGATACATCAGCAGCGACGATGAAGGTCGGTGTGGTGTATGATAACGCTTAATCGATAATTTTTGAAAGGAGAAAAAGATGAGCAGGATTGACGATGGCCATTCGACCAAGGTGAGTTTCGCGGATAATCCGTCCATCTCCCTGTGGGAGAAGGAGGTGACTCCGCCTGGAGTGAGTGGTGGTGGGGAAAATGACACGACCACCATGCACAATACGACGTGGAGGACGAGGTCACCGAAGCAGTTGAAGACTTTGTCTGAGTGTTCATTCACAGCGGCGTATGATCCGGCAGTCTATGATGACATCGTGTCGATGTGTAATAACAACCAGTTGATCACGGTCACTTTCGCTGATGGTTCCACCCTGCAATTCTGGGGATGGTTGGATGACTTCTCCCCATCCGCAGCCGTCGAAGGTGAGCAGCCTACAGCGGATGTGACTATCATTCCGTCAAACCAAAATGACGCTGGTACTGAGGTCGCTCCCGTGTATGCGGCGGCGTAAGATGTATTGTTCTTTGGCTGGATAGATATGAAGGAGAACACTATGAAACTGTCATTGAAGAAGCGGGTAGAACCTGTAGAGTTTGAGCTACAGGATGGATCGGTGTTGTCCGCCAGAATTGAGGAATTGTCTGGCAAGGATCGTGATCAATACCTGGATGAGATGAATAAGTCTATGGAATTTAAGAATGGCGAGCCTGCTCGGCTCAAATCATTTGAGAATGTTCAGGCTTTGCTTCTCTCCAGGTGCCTCATCAAAGATGGGGATGATACACGATTCACCATGGAGGAGATTCAAGAAATGCCCTCCAGTGTCGTTCACACGTTGTTCGAGGCCGCTCAAAATCTCAACGGATTGTCAGAGGCAGGAGTGGCCCGCTCAAAAAACGTCTGACAGGTGAGAGATGGGGTTGGTTCCGCCTCGCCTCTCACCTGGGTGTCCCGCTCCAAGAGTTACAAGAGAAGACTACTTCTTCAGAGTATGTAGAATGGATGGAGTATTTGGAGCGGGACATCAATACGTTTCATCGCGAGGATTATTTCCAAGCTCAAATAGCTATGGAGGCCCGAAGATCCTGGGTGAAAGATCCAAAGAAAGTCCGCATGAAACCATTCTTGTTGAAATTCAAGACGGCTCATCGAAAAAATTCATCCATGGCGTCGTCCAAGAGTTTTTGGCTGTCCGCTCTAGGAGTAAAAGATGATAAATCTCAATCTAGGTGATTTGGTAGTTCACCTCAGAACGGATGCCTCTCAATTCAAAAAATCTGTAGATGCCGCAGAAGCTAAAATGGTTAAGGCCTCTCAACAGATGGCTATGGCAGGTGCTAAGATGTCCGCAGCCATCACTTTGCCTCTGGCTGTCTTAGGTGGTCGTGCGTTGGGGGTATTCACGCGGTTTGAAGACGCCATTGTAGAGGTTCAAAAGGTCACTGATGAGTTCACGGCTCAACAACTATCAAACGAAATCAGCAAGATGGCTCAGGATATGCCAATTGCCGCTACGTCTCTCGCCAACATGGCGGCTGATGCGGCTCGGTTTGGTATCCGTGGCACCCAAAATATCACGAAATTTACGAAAACAATCGCAATGATGACTGTCGCGACTGATATGACAGCAGAGCAGGCTGGAGAGAGCATGGCTCGTATCGCATCCATGGTGGGGATGCCGATAGATGAGGTGGAGAATTTGGGCAGCTCTATAAATGAATTATCCAACAATTTTGCGACCTCCTCTAGTGAAATTGTGGATTCGATGTTGAGATCGGCCTCCACCATGAGGGAATTCGGGTTGACCACCCAGCAAATGGTAGGCCTTTCTGCGGCGATGAATGCTGTATCTGAATCAGCGGAGAGAGCGGGGACGAGAACTGCCTCTCTCATGATGGCGTTGACAGATCCCTCAACAATCAAACAAGTGTCTGATGCTATTGGTATGACCGTGGATCAATTCCGTCAGATGCAGCAAGAATCCCCTTTGGAACTCATCCAAAATCTGGCGAGAATTTTGAAAGAGGATACAGATCAGGCATATGCTCTTGCGGGCGCACTGGACAGGACGGCTCGAAAAGCTCTTACGGCGATTGGAACAGATGTGGAGGGGTTGACAAAAGCATTGGACCTCTCGAATAAATCATATGCGGAAGCGACATCCTTGCTGAAGGAATATGAAGATGCCTCAGATACATTGAGCGCCAAGATGAAGTTACTCGGGAATAGAATCGATAAAGTTCTCCGGTCCGCGTTTGAGGTTCTTGCACCTTACGTAGAACGCATGATTGATTTCTTTGGGCGACTGACGGATTATTGGTCAGCTCTGTCCGTGGGAGCGAAAAAAGTGATTGTGTTTTCGGCAGCTATCGCAGCAGCTATAGGACCTCTCCTGCTATTGGCTTCCGGGGTGGTTTTTGTAGCATCAAAGATTTTCGCACTACTATCCGTGATTTCAGCCGTGGTGCCTGTGATAACCTCACTTGTCACGGTCCTGACGTCCATAGGCACCACTATATTAGGTGTCGTGCTGGGACCTATAGGATTGATATCTGCGGCTATCGCCGCGCTCACTTACGTCTTTCTAGAGCACACCGAGACCGGTGAGAAGGTGATAACTTTCTTGGCTGATTTGTGGTGGTATCTAGCGGACACGGTAGATCAATTCGTTCAACGAGTCAAGACGTCCATGGGTGCTGTGGCTGATGCTCTCCAGGCGGATGATTTGTGGATGGCGGCGAGAATAATTTGGGCTCAGATCGGATTGGAATTTGCGCGTGGACTGGATGCTGTGATGGCGATGATCGGTCCTTGGTACGATAAGCTCGCAGGGTTTTGGGATAACATAGTGTTCACCGCCACAGCAGCGGCGAGAGCCATTTCTAACGCATTTTGGGACAGCCTGAAGGGTGTAGTAGATGCGATGGCGTGGGTGGCGGAGAAAGCGTTAGATGCGGCGTATGCCATACCTGGAATGTCCAATGATTATTACAATGATATCATAGCGGGATATCGTAAGGTAGAGAAATTGCGATCTGGTGTGTCTGACGATATAGGCAAGGCACAAATCACAGCCGATGTCTATTATTCAAATCAATTGGAGAAGCAAAGGAAGGCTCAAGAAGATTATGTCCCCATCGCAGAACGAGCACACGAAAACTTCTTGCGGGCTCAGGATCAATGGTATGGGCTGGTGAATCAAGCTACAGGGAAGGCTCAAAAAGCGATGGAGAGAATAGAGGCTCCTGACACGACAACGACGAAAACGGCAAGAGACGTGGAGAGTCAAATCTCTACGACACAAGATTCCGGGACTGTTTCACGAGCCTTAGGATCTTTCTTTGCTGGAGCGCTCTCCGCTGTATCTGGGGTGGAGAAGCAAGATACTGAACGTGAGCAGCTTCGCGTTCAGGAGGATATTCTGAAGAACCTTCGAGAAGGAAAAAGATCGAAAACTTCTTCAACCGCTAATGCATTGATGTTGGGGTAGGAGATTCTCATGGCAATCACGATACAAGAACGCAAAAACCCTCAGCGAGCATCGAAAACGAAGGATGGATATGAGAGGGAGAGGGAATTTTTGTTCACAGGGGTTTCTACTCCCGAAGAAGCCCTCTCTGCGACAGGTAGTCCTGACGAGATCCCAAATATAGGAGATGCCCACCCTACCACCTCGCTCAATATGGAAGTCACTCGCCTTGAGGCTACGATGTTTGAGGATGATGATACGAGATGGATTGTCCGCGTATCATACAGTCCTGAGGAAGAGGATGAGCGGACGAGCACGAGTGAGCTGGCGTCTTTATCATCTTTCTCTTTTGATACAGGGCGCGAGACAAAACATATCACCCAAGCTGAAACGGCGACGCCTTCTGATAAGAGCTTTGCTAGGTCAGGGGAATCAGCGCCTTTGTCTAAAGGATTGATAGGTTGGGATGGTGAGAAAGCTCAGGGCGTAGACATCCCTACAGGCGCTTTCCGGTTCGCCGTTCAGAAGAAATATGCAGAAGGCGAGATCACATCAGATTACATCAAAACACTCTCCCGCAATGCATTTGTGGTTAACCAGTCGGCATGGGGAGGATGGGATGCTGGAGAGGTATTGTTCGAGGGGGCTCAAGGAAGGTATACTGGCGGTGGATCGGCTACATCAATTGGAGATAAGGCAGGGCATCTAGGTGGGTTTGAGGGCATTACAGGTGTGACGTCTGATAATTCATACAATGGAGCCTTGTTCGTCTCCCTAGAAAAGATTACTGGATTGGGCAATTACAAAATACGTCTGTATTCTGATCCTGCTCGTACAGAATTGGTGGCGTATGATGATTTAGCCAGTTTGAGTCTCACCAACCATCTGAATTCCTCAGGAGGGTCTGGAATAGGCGGTACGATCTCCTTATACAAATATCTATATGATACAGATGATATTGTGATTCAATTTCCCTTCCCTTGGGAAATCACGTATTCCTTCGCGATCAGTCCTCACAGAAATTCGCTTACAGTAGGAGATATCAACGTGACTGATAAAGAGGGGTGGGAATATGCAGATGTGAGGTATGGACCAGAAGAACAAGATGTGGATGGGGATACATACATCGTGGAATCAGCCCGATACGTATACCTCCATGAAACGTTTGAAAAAACTGC